GGTTTTGACCAAAACAGCAAACGGGGGAACTCCAGCACTCGGCCATGACGCGTAAACTTAGCAACCTCGAGATCGGGACGGCCTTGAACATCACGCCGCAGCGCGTGAGCGTGCTCAAACGCGAAGGCCTTCCCACCGACAGCATCGAAGCCGCCCTGGCATGGCGGGCTCAACGCGAGGAGCAGCGCAAGGCGAAGGCGCCGAAGGCCGCGCCGGCGCAGCTCGACGACGGAACGCTCTCCGACACGATCGCGGAACACCGGGCGCTCGTCGGTCGGGCCCGCGGCGTCTGGCTTGCGTCGATGGAGGGCGGAGATCCTAACCAGGGCAAGTACCAGACCGCATACAACCAAAGCCTCAAGACCCTCGTCGCCCTCGAGGAGGAGCAAGAGCGCCGGCTCATCCTAGCGAAGGAGTACATCGCCGCGAAGGAAGCGACGGAGGCCATGCGTCAACTGATGGGCGAGGTCGTCAACCGCCTCGACAAGCTGGCCCTCGACGTGGCCGAAGGATGCAACCCCGAGAACCCGGCTAAGGCCGTGAAGGCGCTCGAGACTTGGGTGCGCAAGACGAAGGCCGACCTCTCCGCGAACGATGAACAAGACTGACCTCCTCCGCGTAGGCCGTGACGTGCTTCGGCCGTCCGACTCCGGCGACGTGGTGGAGTGGCTCGAGGAGAACGTGCTCGCCATCCCCGACTCGCCGATGCCCGGGCCGTTCCGATCGGAGCGCACGCCGTGGATCGCGGAGGCCTTGCGCATCGCCGCCGACCCCGAGACGCGGATGCTTACCGTCCTTGCCAGCATCCAGTCGGGCAAGTCCCTCTTCGCCCGCCTGTTTACTTGCCACATCATCGCGAACGCTCCCGGCCCTACCTGTGTTTTCCAAAGCACGGATGCCGAATCAAAGGACTTCGCCCTACGCTACATGCGGCCTGTGTGGAACAACTGCCCGCCGGTGAAGGCCCGCATCTCAGTCGACGACATGGATCGCTCGACGACGACTGACTTCGACCGCATGACGCTCTACTGCCGCGGCCTGTGGAACGAGTCCAACCTTCAGCGCCTCTCGCTTCGATATACAATTGCAGATGAATGTTGGCAGGCACCTAGCGGGCACCTTGCCGAACTGAGCGCGCGCGTCACCGCCTTCGGTTGGATGGGCAAGCGCATCTTCATGTCACAGGGCGGACGGGCTGGGCAGGAGTTCCATCAGCTGCACGAGTCCACCGATCAACGCGACTGGAACTTTCGGTGCATCAAATGCGACACGCTCCAGCCTTACTTATGGGAGCAAGTCCGCTTTCCTGACGACGCCAAGCAGACGGGCTCTTGGGATTTGCAGAAGGTCAGCACCGGCACGACGTACGAGTGCGCCTCATGCCAGGAGCGACTCCCCGACAATAACGCCACGCGCCTCGAGGCTAATCGGCGTGGTGCGTTTGTGGCCACAGCATCGTCGGCAAACTCCGGGCACATCGGCCTACATTGGAACAGCCTTGCATCCATGAGCTGGGGCGAACTGGCCGTGATGATGATCAAGGCCAAGGAGGCCGCGGACATCTACGGAGACGAAGACGCTCGTCGCCAATTCAAACAGAAGCGGCTGGCTCTCAGCTGGGCCGAGGAGGGCGGAGAGATCGTGAACATCGCCCAGGCCGCGAACTACAACATGGCCGACGACTGGGACGGGGAGTCAGTGATCACGCCGAAGGGCAGGGTCGTCGACCGCGAGGGAGCGCCCGAAGGCTCCTTCCCTTTCCGCACCGCCGGCGTGGACGTGCAGCGCGGCCACTTTTTTTGCGCCATCCGCCGGTGGAGCCGCACCGGGCATAGCCGTCTCAAGGCCTTCGCCAAGATTGACACATGGCAGGACGTCGAGGCCTTCATCAAGAAACACGGCGTACATCAGGCCCTGGTCTGCGTGGACTCAGGAGACGCCGCGCAAGACGTCTATCGGCAGACCGCCATGCGTGGCTGGAAGTGTGCGAAGGGGTCAGGTAACGAAGACTTCTCGGTGACGGCTAAGGACGGCAAGCAGACCCGCCGCTTCTATTCCGACAAGCAGACGATCATGGTGCCCGGTCTCCAGGCTAGGGCCGTCCTGATCGTGTGGTCTAACCTCGCCGGCAAGGATCTCCTGCACGGCCTACGCTCTCGGAAAGTATTCACCTACTCGCTAGACGCGGGCCAGGACTACGTTGACCAGATGAATGCCGAAGTCCGCGTGAAGGACAGGCGCACGGGGAAACCTCAGTGGCTCCTGCCTCAGGGCAAGAAGGATAACCACGCCTTCGACTGCGAACTGCTCGGCCTCCTGGCGGCCGTCCGTTGGGGCATCGTCGGCAAGGAAACAACCGAAACCGACTTGCCTTCCGCGTGAACCTGGGGACACTTCACCTAAGCGGCGGCGCCGATAGTTGCGGGAAGAAGAGCTCGTGGCGTGGATATGGGCGTCGCCGCCCCCTTCGTTGCCAATTACCGCAGGATTAAATGGCACAAGGAATCTTCATCGGCCTGACGGAATGCGAATTGCTAGACCTCAAGGCGAAGGCTCTTCAGCTCATTATGGACGGAAAGACCCTCATGAGTTACAGTGACTCCGGCTCTTCCGCGACCAAAGCCTTCCCAGGCATGACGCCGAAGGAGGTCTTGAACGAGGCGATGTTCGGCCTATCACGCCTCGACCCGGGCAAGTATGGTCGCCGCTCGACGATGGTTTACACCCGATGGGATAACCGTTACGAATAATCTATGGCCCCCCGCAAGAAAGACCAGAAGCCCGCCAAGTCTTCCGCGAGGAAGAAGCCGACGACCGCGCCTCAGGCCGCGTCGAGTGGGGCCACGTTTAACAATCAGTATAGCGGGAACCAGTGGGGCTCGACCGTCCAGACCTACGCTCGCCGCGTCATCTACGCTCCGCAGCCGGACGACATGCGCCGCGACCTCTCGCCCTGGGATCGCAATGAGATGGTCAAGAAGTGCCGATGGGCCGAACGCGAGTCCCCGCTCTTTCGCCAGATTCTGAATGACGTTTGCATCTACGTCGTCGGCGACGGCATCCGCCCGCAGTCCCATGCCGCCGACCCTGAGGTCGCCCGACTGCATGAGGAGTACTTCGCCCGCGAGTCCAAGCGCATCGACGTCTCCGGCAAATCCTTTTACCAGTGCCAGGGCGTGCTCATGCGTGCGGCCTTCCGCGACGGCGATGCCTTCGTGCTTAAGGTCGTCAACGGCGACCGCGCCCAGATCCAGACCGTCGAGGCTCACCGCGTGGGAGACCCTGCCGACGGCGACACCCCTGCGGATTGCTGGGACGGCATCGGCTTCGGCAAGTATAACGAGCCGAACTGCTATTACGTCTACCAAGCCGACGGCTCCTCCCGCAAGGTCGAGGCTCAGTCCGTCATGCACGTCATGGACATCGAGACGGCCTCGGGCTCTCGCGGCGTCCCGGTGCTTCAGTCTAGCCTCAATGCTATTCAGGATGTCAAGGAGCTGCTCGAAATCGAACGCAGGGCGTGTAAGGACAACGGCGACGTAAATCGCGTTATCTACAAGGGCTCAGGCTTCCTCGACGATGACGCGGCTTCCGAGATCTCGTCGAACCATAACAACGCCGAAATCATCGCAAGCCAGATGGGCGGCAAGACCATCGTGCTCGAAAGTTCTGATCGTTTTGAAAGTTTTGAGTCAAAGCGTCCGAACAGCACCTTCGTAGGATTCCTTGCGGCGCTCGAAAAAGATATTTGCTCCGTCCTCCCTTACGAATTCGTCAAGGACGTCACCGCAGCCGGCGGAGCTGGGGTTCGCCTCGTGACGGCCAAAGCCGCCCGCGTCTTCGGCAAGTATCAGAACATGATCATCGAATCATTCTGCCAGCCGACTTGGGAGTATATCATCGCCGACGGCATCGCCCGGGGAGAAATCCCTGACGACCCCCGCTGGTTTGACGCCTCCTGGACTACCCCTAAGTCCGTCACCGTTGACGCTGGCCGCGAGGCCGCGAATGACCGGGCCGACATCGAGATGGGTCTCATGTCCATGTCTGAG